AAATCTTCTACTTGTTGGCTTGTATCTAACAGCCACTCAATGATACCCATCTGACCTTGTAACTCTGCTTCACGCTGCAGAAAGGTAGCTTGATCGGACGGAGTATATATAAGTTTAAGCTTCTCCTGAGCAATAGCAGCAAGTTTATTCTGAAGTACCATCTTCTGATTCAGATTAAATACCTGACCTGCCTCCTCCTCAGCAGGACTCAGTAAGTAGGAGGAGAAGTTATTGGGGAGTAGTTGTGCCATTTGGTGCTCCTGATTGTGATTGCTGTTGAGTACTTGCCATTATTTGCTGCATGATACTTGGGCCACCTTGAGCTGGAGCTGCTTGTGTCTGTGCAGTACTTCCAGGTGTATATTGGAACTGCTCAGGTAGTGGTTGTGGAGGCAATGACTTAGGATCAAGCTGTTGCCCACCTTTCATAGCAACTTCTGCTAGAGTTTGCACCATCTGATTCCACTGACCTACAGCCTGTTCATATGCTACTTGCTGAGGACTCTTCTCAAATGGTTTAAGATCAGCACCTTGGGTTTTCATAAGATAACTAAATGCTGGGCCCAGATTATAACTAGCTCCTATCTGCGGGCTAGATGCCATAGTTTGCAAACCTACTTGCAGAGTATCAGCATCAATCTGCTTACTAATAGGAGTGAGACCATCAGCCATCTTGAAGTTAAGTACGGCAGTACGGAGAGCTACTGGATCAATATCAACAGTACGTTGCTGCGGAGCACTATATAATGAAGTACCGCCTTGATATTGTAGTATATTTATTTTTAGCATCTCCTTAAGAGGAGTAAATACTTGAGCCTCCAACAACATAGATACCATTTGATCGCGACCAGAAGCATTGCCCATTACATCATTGTACTCCTCTTTAGTGCGATTACCCTTAGTAAAGAGTCCACGCTGTGCGCGATTACGACCAGTAGCTTCATCTGTCATTCCTTGCAGTTGCTGTATCTTCTCAAATACAACTCCTGATTGATCGTCACGGAACGGGAACTGATGAATAGCATCGCCTACTGGTTTACCATAAGCAGATGGGCGTACAGGTATCTTACTTGCAGGATTAGGATTATTTATATCTGCCTCACGAATGCGGCTAGGATCGTATATAGTTCTATCCCAAATAGCTCTACGGCTTGCTGCAAAAGACTGATTCAGCAATGAGGAAGCAGCTTGCTGGAATGGAGCTGCATTACTTGCAAGTGACTTAGTCTGATACTTAAGTCCATCCTCATAAGGAACACCAAATAGAATTGGTATCATGTTATGTGCATTAGTTTGGCGCTCTGCATATATCAGTACTGCATTATTTACTAGAATAAACTTCCAGATTTGAGGAGTATTAGCAGCAGGTACTTTGAGACCAAAATCGCTAGGAATAATACGACCGTATAGCACAGTAAGTTCATATAGATTTTTATAGTGAATGGTAGGATTCGGATTAGCTAATGATGCCCATGCAAGCCAGTTAGTACTAGCACGAATATTACGATTTAGTAGTGCATCTGGATTCAGCAATGGCTGGTAATAAGTTTCTGGTGCAGTGTTACCTGGCCCACCAATACCACTCTCAAAAGCAGCTACAATATTTTCAATGATCTTAGTAGGCAGCTTATTGATATAATCCTTGAGAGCTGTACGACTAAGGAGTTCAGTATAACCAGCAAATTCTCCGCGAGTAGGAATCTTAGTCGGCTCACAGCGAGTATCTAGTAGTATGTTATATGGATCAAGCCGTTTAAGTATATTACCTTCCCACTGCACTTCCTTGGGTTTAGCTTGAGTACTGCTAAAGGATAGATCAGTTTCTAGTGCAGCTGTGGTAACACTGTCCCAGCTAACTTCTAGTGCGCTAAGATTATATTTAAAGCCATCTCGCATGAACATCTGAAGTTCGCGTACCCAACCACCCTTAATAGATTGATCCTCAATAATAGTATTTAGCTGTAATGCCTGATCTTCAAATTGTGGATTAGCTACACTCTCAAAGATAGGAAGGCCACTCAGAAATACACTGGACTGATAAGCTACAGCAGATTCTACCTGCGGCATAACTACTGGCACTGTGATATCCTGTAATTTATCTGCATCGCCATAGCGATTAGCTAACTTTGCGCGCCTGTGTTCTACTGTCCAGTCCTGTTCGCGTATATAAGTAAGATCAATATTACGCATCTGCTCCCTAATATTCATGTTCTGTAGCTGTAGTTGGTAACATGCTTTATGAAACTGCACGATACCTTCCTGAGCCGTCTTTGATACATACATCGGAGTATTTGGAGTAGCCATGTTATATTGAGTCCTCTGGTGGGTTACTACTTAGTTGTCTTGTTATCTTTAAAGAGTTGTTTCTTTGCAAGTTGCCACAATCCTTCCAGCAAATCAGGTTGTTTAGGTCTTGCAGCTACCTTAGCAGCTTCTGCTTCACGCTCTTTTTTAGCTTGGGCCTCTACACTAGCTGCTGCTTGTTTAGCTATATCACTAAGTTCTCCGGCAGCAGATGTACTAGATGCTGCACCAGCAGTTCCTGGAACTCTATTCTCAAATTCAGGATGAGCAATAGTGCCTACTCCGGCATCCATCATAACTTTCTGACCACGAGAATCAATAATATCGGTTTCCGCTGTAGAGTTCATCAGAAGTTTACTTGCTGCCGCTCCTGCTGCATTCATATGGCTAATTACTACTGGATCAGTAGCAACTGTTGCAAGATCAGGATGATTAAGTACCTGTTGCATAAGTTCCTGCAGTGAGGGTTGCTGTTGTTGTGATTGCATCTGTATATCTCCTAATATCTATAGTATATCAGCAAGTACAAGTATCTTCTACACCTAACACTTGAGCATCGCCTTGATCTTGTAATCCTATTGGTGCATTCATTGCAATATAATCGCCAAATTCAGCTATAACTCGTGGACTATATGTTAATAGATCTAGTATCCCATCCACGTTATCACGTTTAAGTGGCTTAAATTGTGATATTTGATAGTGCACCTGAGTCTTTACATCTGGGTGTATGATTACATCACCACTTAGTAACTCCTTGAACATATTTAATATGCGAGTTACCTTGCTAAGACTACCACTATATATAGGTACACACTCTATACCTACTATTTCTAATTGTGCAGCTATAAAATTGAACCAATATAATAGTGAATATTGATATGCATTAGATTCTACAGCTATAAGAGTACAATTATATTGAAAGCACATCTCGAATGCTTTACGAATTGTATCTCCAGGACTTAATCTTTCCTCTATTAGGTGCATAAGAACTGGCTTACCGTCTAATATACGGAAGTGGCCAATACTTACAGCATCACTATTCTGCTTATCATTAGAGGGATCAATTATTATATAGTCACCTAATGATAGTTCATGCTCATCAAATGGATAAGGAGGGATCTTGTTGAGATCAATGTTACTATTTGCGTTAGCGTTCTCATCATTTAATACTTCACTATAGAATATCTCAGGATGCCCACTGTTAAGATCACTCTGGAATTCTTCCATCAGTTGCTCTAGTGGTTGCAGTTCTTCCCACAGGCTAGTGCCATCACTTAATATCCCACCTACAATGAATTTAGTCCAGCTAGGATTAGATTTAAGTTTTCTTAGAATACTCCAGCGAGTAGGATACATATTAGCTACAAAGATATATAGGCAGCCACTAGGTGATTTAGCTTTCATAGCTGTACCTATCATCCACTGCTCAATACCTTCACTAACTGTTTGGCTATCTGCTTCCTCACGAGTTTGAATATCCTCAAATATCATAAGATCGGGGCGCTCATTATCACGGTTAGTACCGCGTACAGCACCGCCTTTACCAATAGCCTCTAGCATAATTGTGCGGCCCCGAAAGCCAAATACTTTGAATGCCTGAGTATCAGTACTTACTCCGATGCGATAATCACCAAATACAGCAATAATGTTGCTATTAGCTAACATAGTGCATACGTCTGTAATGATATTGATTGCGTGCTTCTCTGTGGCGCTAATTACAATAATATATTTGCGCTTAGTAAATAGGATACAATATATGATGAAGAATTTAATGAATGTAGTTTTGCCGAAGCCGCGAGGAAGTCCCAGCGCTAGCTTACTGAAATCACGATCCTTATGTATATAACTCTTTAGCCAGTTCCAAGCTGCTATAAATACAGCAGGGAATAGATACTTCACCATAGTTGGGGCGCAAAGTGCAGCTAAGAAGTCTAGGCTAGTTCTTGCTAGTTCAAATACCTGAGCCTGCTCATAACTAGCATTACTGATAGTATCTTCCTCACGTGCTGGAGGAGTATCACGCATACCAAGTTCTTGCTCCAGAGATGGAGGAATAGTTGCCATATTAACTTATCTCTATCTTAGTAGTATATTGGCTAAGACTGTAACGAATTTGCAGCAGTGTATCAGCCGCACGTTTACGATCAGCAGCTAGAAGCTGACGAGTCTTTTCTTGCTGTAAGGCTATGGCCTCAGTGCGAGTATCAGCCTGCACTTGGGGCGGTAACTGCAATTTGGTTACTATCATTTTTACCTCCATTAAGTTTAGCTGCTAGTGATGTAAGATTATTTGCACCTATAGTTACAAGTTCCTGCTCACCTGCAGCTATCACCTGATTATTCACATTAGTAATAAAGCGCTGAGTTGCTACTTGAGGCAGTGTGAGATTTACTATTGTCTGATGTATCACAGTGTTATCAGGAGCATCTGCGCCGCGCCGTTTAGCTGCATTGATAACAGTGATAGCACGAAGTACTTCCATAGGCTTATACATCAGCGGCAGTAAATCTTGCATCTTAGCTATTAGTGCATCTTCTATAGCATCATAACTACGATCTCTAGTAGTAGCTGCCTGAAGATTAGTATAGCGCAGTGTTGTTACTTGTCGGCTAAATTCTTCCTCACTCAGTAGCTGGCTGATATAACTTTCCGATACTCCCAGTGCGCTGCTTACTACATTGGGAGCTAATCCATTTCCCAGCATCTCAAGTATGCGCCCAGCTGTACCATCATAGCGTTTAACCTGCGGCTCTATTTGGGTGATAACTTCTGACATAATATGTGACTCCTACAATATATTATAGTTACTATAACATAATGTAGGACAACTGTGGGATAGGGATAGCGGCATCGCCAAGTTAGTAACTATGGCTAGGAGAGGTAAAAACTTTAGGAAATTATTTGGGTCGTCATAGGTATATCAGGCCAGCCCAGCTGAAAAAAGGTCTATACCCCCCTACCTGCGAATGATTCTCATATTGATTCGCATTCTCACAGCTATCAGGTAAGCAAGTTATGTGCCAATGCGCTAGTAAATATATTTATATTTATTTGCATTTAGGGCTTGACAAGTTGCCAGCTTGTGATAAGATGCTAACAGGTTGATGCAGACGCGCAACCATAACTAGCACAAGGATACTATATCATGGACACTAACACACAACTTAATACTAACGATAACCTCACAACACCTCTGCAAAACGCTGCTGTATATCCAATGGAACATAGCAAGAAACATAAGACAGCAGCAGGTAACAGGTGGTGCAAGCTAATTAAGAAAGGTGATAATAGCAAGTTACCGGAGAGCGTATGTGTGGAAATTCCGGCAGCATTGCCTGTAGCTGAATACATGCAACAGCCAGTAATTGCAGCAGCGGTTGCGGAGTATCTGCAACAGTTACAGGATGCACAAGTTAAGGCTGCTATCATTGCAGGCAGCAAGCAAATTGAATACAGCGAGCTGACAGCGGAGAAGTTATCAGCCTACTTGCTGAGCAGTGATGACGCAATGCGGGTGGGACAATTGAG